GTTGTCATAATTTCATCAGCTGTAATGTCTAAAGTAACTGAAGCAACATGATCACTTAAATCAACGCTGTTCAATGTTACGCTTGCATCTGTCAAAACAAATTTTGCCAAAATAAACTCCTTTCAATATCTTTATTTTAAATATAAATAATGAAATATAAGTTTATACGTTATTAAATGGAAAACCCCTCTTGCTGCTAGAGGGGCTTTCCGGTACGTAAACGGGGGTTGTACGTTTTATTTTTTTGAATTTTGTAATTGATATTCTTTTAATTTATTTACTTTTGCCTGTAATACTTCAATAAATTTTTGTTGTCTTTTAATTAATTTACCCTGTATAACACTACTTCTGTATCGAATAAAATCACCTTCTAAATATGCTTGAATCCAACTATCAAAAATATTTTTATCAATATCAATATGAACACTATTTTTTTCATTTTCTACAATAATAAAAACATTTCCATCGTGCATATATTTATTACCAACTTCATTAACTGGTTGATCTCTTATAACAAAAGTATGCTTATTTGTTTCAATACCTTGTATTGAAATTTGAACATCTGTTTCTTTTTTCTTTTTCACTTAGTCCTCCTTACAAGCTTTTAAAAATTTGCCTGTATCAAAATTAGGATTATCATCTTCAAATATTGATGCTAGTCCTAAAGTAACTTGTGATTTAGTTTCATTTAATTTAATTACTTTAGCTATTGCTTCGTAATCTTTTCTGGTCATTGCCATTTTTAGTCCTCTCTTTTATTTGAACGCTTTTCAAACTGCGCTTCATAGTTTGGTTGCCATCTAGCATTATGTTTTTTTAGGCAAAATATTAGGTTTTAAAACCAGGGCTCGCACTAGAATCAATGCGACCCTACTTTGCTTTCCAAACATACGCAGTTCGTAAAGCGTTCTATATTTATTATAGCAAGTGTTTTTTATAATGCGTAATATTTTTAAATATTTTTATTCAATACCGATTGCAGCATGAATTGAAAAGCTTGGACTAGTTCCTGATATAGTATAATTCAAACGCCAGTAATCATCCGTTACAGCGCCAGCAACACTTTGAAAATCTGCTCCTATGGCTGTAATCCCCGAAAAAGTAATTTGATCGGTTGGACTTGTAAAGCTTGCATTATCATCTGATTGTAATTTAAAAGTAATAGTTGGAGTCGATGTACCTGAAACTGCATAGCAATGAATTGCTGCGTACGCTTTTTCATCGGCGGCAACAGCTCCAAGCTGGGTGCCTGTTGAATTACCTGAAGCTGTTAATGCGCCATCTAATTGAATAGTTCCTCTAACAACTTTATCGGACGATTGGCTTTTGCTTATAGTAAACGGAGCTAAGCCTCCAACCTCACCTAATATTGAATAATCAAATAATCTTGATTTCATAAAATATGCAATATTTCCTACTCCAGCATCTGGAACAGTAGTAACAATTAATTCATTTCCTATTGAAGCACCTAGCAAAGCATCTGGCTTATTGGATCCTGCTTCATAAAAACCATCTATTTGTAATGAACTATCTTTTAACCCGCCTAGCTTTTCTCTGAATCCACCTGAGTTAATAGTTGTTGAATCTAATTCTTCAGCGTTTATTTCAAGATTAACAGATGTTACGTGGCTGCTCAGGTCATATCCGCCTGAAAATACTTTACCATCATTAAATACAAACTTTGCCATTATTTCTCCCACGCCTCATTTACATCTGGCGTTGATTTATCATCTTTTATAAAAGTGCCATCTTTTTTACGAGCACGCTTTCTTTTAATTGTAGTAGGGATTATATGGCCACCCTTAATTAATGATTTTGCAATATTTTCATCGTCAATAGTTATCGTATCACCTTTAGCTTTATCCATAACTTTTTTATTACCAATTATTTTATATTTAGCCATTAGCTTGATCCTTTTGTATAAACTTGTATTTCTAAATTAGCGCCGATTCCATCAATTCCATTCAAGTTAAAGTCAGCACTGTAATTTGTCATATTAACTACTCTAGCATCTGTATTAGCTAATCCTAAAGTGCGATTATTATATATTATTTGCCTAATACTCGAACTACCACTTCCAGTAACAAACGCGTCTAATTTATCCTGAGCAGTTCTTGCATCAGATCGCTGTACAGCTATTAAAACATCAAAGGTATAAAGATCTGTGCCACGTTGCATTGCTAAATCAAATTCAATATTTGTAGGCATAAACATTGCAACTGGAAAATTTATTGCATTGTCTGGGATTACATCATAACAACGTAAACCGCTTATTCCGCTTATTGTTGTTTTAAGACCATCTCTAATTTCAGACATTGTTGCCATTTAAGCAACCCCTAAAACTGTGCCTTTACGAAATGGAGCAATCATTCTAGTAATCTCTCTGTTTTGTTGTATATTAACAACTCCAAAATCGCCTACACCTGCAACACCCAGCGGCGCATTTCGCATTGCAAATAATTCACTTGCTAACATTAATGAAGCTTGCCTAATTTGCTCAGGCACTGACGCGTAACCCCATTTAGCTGTAATTTCAGCCCTGGGCCTATTACTTGAATAATCTAAAGGCCATTCATTTGATCCGTCGCTAATTAATTCTATTATATAATATGGATTGCCTGTAATACCTCCAACAATTCCATTTATAGGCAAAACTTGATATTCACTTGATGAAACAGTTACTTCATACGTTCCATCGTCATCATCATCATATTTAACTACAAGTCCTGTAGTTGTAGATATATCATCAACTTTAAGTCGATATAAATCATCTGTAAAAAATTTTCTTGCCGATGCTGATCCGTCAGCATAAAAATATCTACCACAAAAAGCGTCTATTTGTCGAGAAGCTGCATTTATAGCATCATCTAAAAGATTATCGTCTTCACTATCACTTGTTGGAATTCCAACAAATGCTTTTAACTCATTTTGCGTACAGTAGCCATTAGTAATTGCCATAGGTTATTTCCTTTTTTTGCGGCCCTTACCTTTGCCACCTTTCATTTTTTTTCCGTAATCAACACCTTTAGGCATAATTACTTTTTCTTTTCTACTTTTTTTTCAGCTTTAGGTTTTGCAGTTTTTGTTTCAACTTTTCCACTTGCTGCTTTAATAGCTTTTTTAACCTGTTCAGCACGATCGGCCTTTCCATAGATTTCGTAATGTTTAAGTTCTTTTTTTAAAGCTTCTATTAATTTTTTATTTACCATAATTTTTCCTTTAAGGTTTAAGGCGAATCAGTTGCCTGACCCGCCTAAACCAATTTTACTTTTTAGAAAGTAGGTGCAATAAGTCCTGTTCCTGATATTGCGCTAATTCCAGCAGGGTATCTGCCAGAAGCAAATGCACTATAACCATAAACAACCATTTTAGTTGTTAATGATCCAGCATTAGTTTCTTCAAATTTGAGTTGGAATAATCCATCTTCAAAAAGAATCATATCATCTGCTTTAACTATGTAAATAGCGTCTTCAGTTCCAGCGCCTAAGTCAGTTCTGATGTTAGCATCTGTGATTACTGGTAATCCCATAACGCTTCCAACTACTTGACCATAAGCAGCAGCTTCACCAACACCAATAGCATTATCTGTATTGTTGCCAGCCGGTAGCACTAATGGACGATTAGTTGTGTCCACTCCAGCGGTGAGGAATCCCCACCTTCTAGGGTGCATAATAATAGCTGTTGCTGGTGCAAATCTATTTGAATTGATTTCTTGAATTGCATCTGCAAGCTTAGGATAAAGTTCAGCAACAGTTGGACTTGCGTCTGTATATGTTGTTGTATTTATTCCTGCAACTTGAGAAATTCCCTTTGGCTGTCCGGAACTTCCAGAGCCATTGATCATCAAGTTATCTAATTTTGTATAGTATGCTGAAACTAAATCTTGAAAAATAATGTTTTCAAGACTGAAACCAGGTTGTCCACCTCTTTCAAGAGCTTGTCTTGAAACGTCTTGCTGACCGGCTACAGTATCAACATTAACTGTTAATAATGTATCGTCCATGTTAGTTTCTGAAACGGCTGAGTTTTCGCTTGCTTGTTCAGCAGCGGTTGACCCAGTTGTCATTCTTGAAACTTCCACTTTCATTCCGAATTCAGGAAGAGGTTTTTTAGGAACAGCATTATATAATGGTGATCCAGCTCTTGCAATAGGTGCAAACTCATCTACTAAATATTGAGGCACGACCAATCCTGTGAATGCTCCTGTACCAATATCTCGAGACTCATGCTCTTGATGTCTTCCGATTCTTTCTTGTGCTTTATAGTCACCTTGTTTTGATCTCCAAGCGTCTGCAATGAAAGAGTGATCTCCACCTTTTCTATACATATTTGGCTCGTTGATTTCAACAATAGCTTCTTTATCGCCTAAGTCTTCATCTTCAACATTAAGCTCTTGTCTACTTTCTTTAACTGCTTTAAGAGTTTCTGCGGCTTCTCTAGCTTCCTCGATTTTATCGTTAAGCTCTTTTACTTCTGTATGCAACTCATTTGATCTCGCAAATTTGGTATCAAATTCTTTACCTGCATCCATTTCATCAAGCTCAGCTACAAGGCCATCTAATTCAGCTACTTTTGAATCTCTAGCTTCAATTAATTTTTTCAATGTAGTTATCCTTCTTTATGTTTCTATTCTTATACTTCTGCGCAGAGTGAGCTTGTTAGATGTATAATATACGGTCTTTAAACTCGGCTACACGTCTTTAACGAATGCCGTCTCTTTCAAGTTTCATTTTTAATAATTCAACTTTTGGATTGCTTCGCTTTTTATTAACTTCATTGCTATCTGCAACTTTATCAATAAAACCTTCTAAAATTTCTTTTGCTTGTTCACCAGTTCTTGCTTCAACTAATTCTTTATGTAAGTTATCTATATCAACACCTCTTAACTTAGCGCCAGCCCACGGGTTTGCAGGATAAGTTACAACGCTAACATCGAACAGTCTTGCTTCATTTACTTCTCTATTTTCTCCAGAATTGTCAAAATTATCTTTTATTGCTGCAAAAGCAAAAGACATTTCATTTAAATCTCCGCGCTTCATTGCGCTTGCTACTTCGGCTACAGTTGGATTATTTGGATCTAGTTCTGCTCTAACAAATAAACCGTAATCATCTTCTTCTAATTTTAAAGTTCCGGATGATGTTCTAGCTAATGGAATACCATCATGATTAACTAAAAATCTTACATCATCTTGCTCTTTTAATGTTTTTTTGAAGGCACCTTGTTTAATTGTTTCGTTGTATTGGCCTTTGCTATCTCTTACACCATAAGGCTTATCGAATACTGAAGCATAGCCTGTAAATAATAACGTATTTTTATCGTCATTATTTCTTTCTTCAACTGCTGCAAATGTAAAACTTCTATTTTCAGTTTGTTTGTCCATGTTATTTATATTAGTAATACTTTTTAGCTTTTCAATTGTTTGTGACATTGCTACAGCCCGATCGAATACATCGATATGCTGACCGCTCATTTTTTCTTCTTTTTTTGCAGTATATCTCGGATGTTCTTTTGGTAACAAATCATTATCTGACCTATAATTTGGATTTTTAGGTTTATCATTTTTTAACAAATAACTAAAAGCTTTTAATCTAGCTAAACCCCAAGCTTGTCTGCTAACTCCAGGCCTATGCGAAGAACTAAAAGCACCAAAACCTCTTCTAACAACTGCTTTTGCTGATGATGTTTTTAATTTTTTCCATGATGCCATTCCAGCCACTTCTTCGTTATGTTCTTTAACTCTGTTTTTAATAGCTGTTTCTGTACCTTCACTAAATTTAATTGATCCTTTTTTACCACTAGCAGACCCTTTTTTATTTTTGCCGCTTCCTTTTATTTGATCTTTTTTAGGCGCTG